AATGGATAAAATTATAAATACTTCTGATATAGATTCAGTAACTGAAGATATTAGAAGGTATTTAACAAATAAAGGATGGTATGTTGATACTATTGAAACAGAAGAAGAATGATTGATAATTTTAATATATTAGCTCCCTGGTTTGATAATCTCTCCAACCAGGGAGATTTTTATTTTGTACAAGTAATACAACGTAAAAAAGAATGTAATATCGGAAGTAATAATAACGTAATTAAAGATTATCACTTCTTTGATAAAGAAACATTCTTAAAAAAGAAATTAGAAATAGCTATTCTATGTAAAGCTTTTAATGCCCGAGCTTATTTTTGGGTAAATCCTAGAAATTGTAAGCAAGTACAGTTTGAAATAATTAGAGAAACTACAGAAGCTATTGAGTGTAATTCTAGAAAACTATTTAAGTGTGTATCTAAAGCTATAGGTCAAAGAAGAAGCTCTAATTATATTTCTAAATGGATTTTAGATTTTGATACTAAAGATTGGAGTATAATAAATAAATATTTAGATGTAGTAAGAGAATGTAGACCTGATAAGGACAAAATATTATATTATATTCCTACAGTAAATGGTATTCATGTAATTACTCTAGGTTTTGATTTAGAACAATTTAGACAAAAACTAGCAATAGCTAATTTAGATCCATTAGACATTCATAAAGATAATCCAACAGTTTTATATTATGATGATAATATTACGAGAACTTCTAATAACTAATATTGCTGCTATAGTTTTATATGCTATAGTATTAATATGTTTAATAGTTATTAAAGCTTCTAAAGATGCAATCATAACTGCAACTATAATATGGGTTATAGCTATGATTATATTAGATGGAGTTGTTTATACGATTCCTTAGATAAAAATTTAATATTTACATAAATTAATTAATATGTTTAATAAATCTTTTATAGACCAACTCTCTAGTATTAAATCAGCATTTCAATCTGCACATGATAAAACATTATCTTTGATTGAAAATATGAACTCTGAAATTCAAGATAAAGAAACCTCCATCAAAGAACTTCAAGACGAAATTAAGAGTATTGAGGAAACAAAAGAGCAAGCTAATAAATTTATTACGAGTCTTAAAAGTATTTTAGTGTAATTGGTTCTCATTAATTATATAGGATGAAATATTTAGTAACACAACAATTTCACTGTAAAGGAACTACTACAATAACCCACTATATAAATGCTGATTCAGAAAAAGAAGCTGAAGAATGAGTAAATCTCGGAGAGGGGATTTTTATGATGAAGTTCCAGATATACAGATATACGGAGATCCTCTAGACACTATAATAGAAAAGGACATTTAAAATAATATGAAATTAATTAAGCAAAGCTACGAAATAATTAATCAGACAGACTTCTCATTGGTAGGAATTAAGAAGCATATTGAAAGATGTGCTAGAGTGTCATACAAAAGTGAAGATAAGATAACAGATTCCTCTTATAAGAAGTTTGTAACTATGTTAGAGAATAATGGGCATGACAGACCTCTTGAGTTTGGAACTGTTCATCTTAGAATGAATTATGAAGAATTAATAGACTTGCAAGACACTTTAACAGGTATGAGTATTTATAATGATTACTGGCTAAAGTGGAATGAAGAAATTATAGATAGTGATGATAACGTGTTTGTAACTACTAATTATAGATATTTTTTAGAAGTTATTAAACAACATCCTTGGATTGAAGAACTACTAGATGAGTCTGATTCTGAATATTATCTTAAGAGATATACTGTTCATATGATTCTTGACAGAGGAGTCATGGACGAGTTTAGAACTCATGTAGGATTGTCTCATTTGGCTGAGTCTACTAGGTATTGCAATTACTCTAAAGATAAATTCAACAATGAACTTACTTTTATTGAGCCATGTTGGGAAATCAAGACCACAGATGGAGTAGTTACTCCAGAAGGAACTCATATGTCTAGTAGTTCTAATGAGTTCTTATTAGCCCTAAAAGAAGCAGAAGACCATTATTTATCTTTATTGGCTAAGGGCTGGACTCCTCAACAAGCGCGTTCTGTACTTCCACTAAGTATCAAATCTGAGTTAATTAGTTGTGGATTTGAAGATGCGTGGACTAATTTCTTTTTTAGAAGAGATGCTAAAGATGCGCATCCTATGGCTCAGGAAATAGCTAAACCAATGCACAAGGAATTTATTAAATTAGGTTATTGTAAATAATGAATGAGGTGGAAGAATTTATTTCTATTACTTTAACCCACGGAGAAAATTCTTTAGATGCTATAGATGGGGCATCTTCGGCATTATCTTATAATCCTTTGCCAGATTTTAATGGAGTAACAGCAGTATACTCACATAGAAAAACTAACATAGATGTACTAGGTGCTACTAAAGAGTGCTTTGATAAAACATTAACCCCATTTTATATTAATGTATAGTAATACAATTCAAAATAATATAGAAAATACAGTACGAGAACTATATAAAACACATGATATAGTAATTAAACCTATGGTTTTGTACTCAATGTATCATCATATACGTTCTTATTTTATAATATTAGATAAGGACAACAAAGCACAATTATTGAATGCTTTTGATCCTAGAATTAAGGAGGAAAATGGAAAATTAGAACTAGACAGTATATGTGATAGTCCGCAGATATATCAAGAGTACTTCATTAAAGAATTTACTAAAAATGTAGATTATGGAATTTATGTAGATGAAGAAGAGATAGGACATTATTTTACTACCTACGGAGAAGTTCAAATTTTTAGTACTTATATTCAAATAAATTATACTGACCATACTATGGTAAGAGAGTTTTTAAATTATGTAAAACCTTTACCTGAGAATGCTGAGAAAACCGTAGAGTATGATTTAGTTGTTCAAACACAAAATGGATTTAGTACTACTGAATGTTCCAGTACTAGAAACGTTGATATTGATATAAAAAAGAACTATAATGATGACTTTCCTTATGATAAATATAAAGAATTTTGTGAAAAAGATGGTTCTGGCTTAGCTTTAATGTATGGAGACCCAGGAACAGGCAAGACGACGAGCATAAAGAAACTTATTTATGATTGTTCTGATGTTAATTTCTACATAATGGACTTTTCAATGCTTCAAAATATAGTTTCAGGGCAATTTTTATCTTTCTTATTAGGATTAAAGAATGCCGTAATTATAATGGAAGATTGTGAATATATTCTAAAACGTAGAGATACTCATGAGAATCCTTTAATTAACTCTCTTCTTAATATTACTGATGGATTAGTAGGGGATGCTTTAAATATTAGATTTTTATGTACTTTTAATGCAAAACTTACTGAAATAGATGATGCTTTATTAAGACCTGGAAGACTTAAATTAAAATATGAATTTAAAGCTTTAAACAAAGACAAAACTAAAGCAATATGTGGGGATGATAAAGCAGAAACTTTAGCAGAAATCTATAATAAAGAAAGAATAGATTTCGGAGAAAAGAAAACAAAGAAAATTGGATTTTAAATTAACAGATAAGGAGTATCAATTAGCAAAAGAATTTATACAAAAACATAATGCTCAATGCGATACTCCTTATGGAGGTACAAATGGTTATCCAAAATTTAGTTATATATTTTCAACTTTTGGATTAGGTGATTTAGTAAGTATAAGATGTAATGTTTGTAAAAATGAAGAGAATATAACTGATATTGATAAATGGTAATAATAGGAATTTCTGGGAAAGCTACTTCAGGTAAAGACACTGTAGCTAATTATTATAGTAGATTTAGCAAAGCTCATTGTACTACACTACACTTTGCGGACTCTTTAAAAGATTGTTGTCAAGGATTACTTATCCCATTCGGCACTTATGATATGTCTTTACAAGAGATTAAAAAATTAAGTATTCCTTGGATGGGTAAGGATTATACTGTACGAAACTTGCTTCAAGATGTTGGTAATGCTTTTAGACAAAGTATCACTGAGGATTTTTGGGTAAATATAATGATTGGTAAAATAGCAGCAATTAAACAGAATGGCTCAATAGATACTATATTAATTCCAGATGTTCGTTATCCTAATGAATTTAAAATGATAAAAGATTTGAGAGGTGAAGTATGGAGAGTAGAAAGACCTAATATTCAATTAATGAATCATATTAGTGAAACTGCATTAGATAACTATACTTTTGATAAAGTTATAGAAAATAACGGAACTTTAGTAGACCTACAAAATAAAATTAAATGTTTAAAATAAACTTATTAGATGTAAATGTAATAGAAGCACAACAGTGCTGTAATCATTTTGATAAAGGCTTTGTATATACTGAAGTTATATATCCAGAATTATTTAATAATCCAAATGCTAAAATCACAATGGTTGGTTCTGTAGATATAAGCATATTAAAAGATCTAATAGAAGAAGATAACTTAATTAATACTTTATATTGGTATTAATATATTTTAAGGGGCGTAGCTCAGGAGAAATCCTGGGTTACGCCCCTTATTTTTTTTAATTCTCTTTATAATAAGCTTGAGTTGCTTGTTTAAACATAGATAATGAAGGAATATTATTAACAATATATTCACCCCAATGCTTATCAGGATTAGTAGCTGTATTAAAAAGATTCTTAACTAATGATGTTGGATAATTTTGAAAAGGTATAGTCATACCATTACGCATATCTCCAGTTCCTGCAAAATATTCTGGAATAACTAAAAATTCATGGAAATTCTAAGTAGACTATTTACCTCCATTATACATAACATAAGTCATAGCGCTAGCTAAATAGTCATCACTATCATAAGACTTTAATAATTCTTTATAACCCGGGTCAAATACTTCTTTAAACAAAATTCCCATAAATAGTGCCCATAATAAACTAGTCCAAGCTTTTCTAATATTAGCAGCATCGTTAGGGTTAGCTTTTAGCATTTCTTTTATTTTTTTAATTTTATCATCCTAATTAGTGTCTGATAATATTCCTAATATATCTCCAAATGTATGAAATACTCCCTATACTACCATAGGTATACCATCCATTACTGGAACTCCAGTATTTTCAGTAGTAATAGTTCCATCTTCTAGAAAATATAAAGGCTGCCCCGCTTCATTCTTTTGCTACTCCATTTTATCTCCTTTTATAACTCGTTTCTTTCCAAACCAGTTGGCTATAATACCATTAGAATAAGTAGTAAACTAAGCAAAAGTCATTCCTATAGCCATATTTTCAGCCATAGCTCTACCTCCTCTATCATAATTACCGTAAATACTATCTGCAACTTGTTTAATTTTATCAATATCCTCTAATGAATAAGGAGAAGGTAAGTCATCATTATAACTAATAGGAGATTCAATATGGTCTTTGTTATAAGCTCTAATAGCGGAAAAATATAAAGATTTAGCTTTATTATATTTTTCACTACCTTTAGACGATTTTATAATATCCTAAAATCTTTTATCTTTTTTCCACTCATATTTAATTTTACCATCTTCATCTATTGATAGAGCATCCCAAGTTCCATCTTGTAAAGCCCTAGCTACAAATAAAGTCATTCTATTTAGAAAGTCAGGGCGCTTCATAGTATTATAAGCTATATCGTCCCAATGTTTAATTCCACTTCTATCTGTTCTTAAACCATTAGCAATATTGGCAAAATCTAAATTAGATAAACCGTATTTAATACATAATTGATTTAATAAAGATATAGTACGTACATTAGAACAACAACCTTTCATTACTATATTATAAGCTTTAGTTAAATTAGCTGTAGAAATATCAGTACCATATTTAGTAGCTGCTTTAATGTAGTTCTATTGGAATCCTTCTAAAGTATCTCTAAACATTGATTTAATATTAAAGCTTAAAAACATCTTAGACACAAAATGTTTTACTGGATTAATTACTGTAAAGAATTTTTTAGAAGTATCCTCCAATATAGTATCATTAAATACATTAACAGTTAAATATTTATCGGCTTCTTTCTAAAACCATTCAAGATATTTAAGATTTCCAGCATTTAAAGCCAGCATCTTCGCCTAAAACATTACAGCTTTTACTAAAATTAATGACTTATTAAATTCCTAAGTTAGTACGTTAGAGTTTATATAACTATATAGTAACGCAGGTATATTAGTTTCCCAATAATCGTTAGTATGCTAATTTAATATTTCCTATCTCACATTTTTATCAGAAGACATACTAGAAGCAAAAGGATTAGTTACTCCATTTTCAAATCTATCTCGCATTGATAAATTAGCACCTTCTTTATCAAGAGTTTGCTACCATTTGGCAAATACGTTATCTTCTTTGGAAGTAAATCCTTTAATAGTATCAAAGAATTGGTTTACCCCGTTTTTTAAGGATTTAACCGATAAAGTATTAGAAGCTCTTTTTAAAGGAACATAACGAAGAACCTCCTATTCTTCAACTGCTTTAGCAAATTCTGGGTCTTCATAGCTTGTAAAATCAAAAGATTTATTATGCATAGAGTAAGTTACTTTAGCAAATTCAAATAAAGCTCTTTTTAGGAAAGTTTTTTCACTATTAGTCATATAGTTAGTAGCGTCATCTTTATAAGGATTTTTAAACATCATAATTTTTTCTCCTTTATCATTATGCATAAACATATTATCAAAATATTTATTTTCATCTCCTATTAAAGAACCTTCAACTGTGGAATACCCCGCTTTATTAAAATATTCTCTAAACAGCAGTTGCGGTTCATACCAGAAATACGTACATATTCTGGATATTGCCGATGCAATGATAATTCCCGTTATTCCTATCATCTTTCCCAGAACAACAGACAATCCGATGTTCAGTACCGCTCCGATCAACATCATATACTTCGTTTTCATATATAATCCCGTTGCATC